TGTACCCGTCGCTCGAAGTGATGAAGCCGTTGACAGACAAACTTGCGCGAGCACGGCCGTTACAGGGTAGAATGCAGCAGGGCAGAGTGCTGCTCCCCGAAGTAGCGCCGTGGTTAGCAGAAGTGACCAGCGAGATGCTGCAGTTCCCCGGCGGAGCGCACGATGACATGGTTGACGCCTTGGCGTGGGCAGTACGGTTGTGCATGACAAATGCACCGCCGCGCGTTGTAGTTCCGCCGAAGAAGCCGTCGTGGAGAGACAAACTGGTTCACCTGGGCACCGACGGTGCCTCACACATGAGTGCATGACATGGCAGCGAAACTAGAGGGCACCGATTTAGCGCGTGTAGTTTGGGCACGGTACCTGTACCTGCGCGACAACGGGCATCAGGAGTACATCGAGAAGGCCAAGCGGGGCGAGGCATTTTTCGAAGGCCTGCAGTGGGAATCAGCCGACTTGGCGAGGCTGAAAGCGCAGCGCCGGCCAGCACTGACGATCAACAAAATCATTTCCACGCTATCCAACGTGATGGGCGCCCAGATATTCAACCGGACAGACACGGCGTTCAAGCCCCGCAATGAAGACGCCACGGCCGAAGTCGCCGACGCACTGACCAAAGTGTACATGCAGATTTCTGACAACAACGACCTGACGTGGGTACGCTCGGATGTGTTCGCAGACGGCGCCATCACGAGCCGCGGGTTCTACGACGTACGACTGGACTTCAACGACTCCCTGCGCGGCGAAGTTCGTATCAAGCAGCTGAATCCCAAGAACGTGCTCATCGACGTTGACGCGGATTCGTACGACCCCGCTGGCTGGAGTGACGTGATGTACACCGAGTGGATGACGCTCGACGACATCGAGCTGCTCTACTCGAAACAGGCGGCAGACAAGCTGCGCGCGCAGTCAAACACGGTGCTGGATATGTCCAGCGACCAGCAGGCGTACGAGCGTGACCGTTTCGGAGGCAAGACACTGGCGCCGGCGTACGCAGGTGGCACAGACGTTCTGGCGGATCAGGTACAGCGCACCGTGCGCGTTATCGACTATCAGTGGCGCAAGCTGGACTCCGCCAAGCACTTCATACACACCGTGACAGGTGACATGCGCCCGATCCCCGATTCGTGGGATGACGAGCGCATCGCAGAATACATCCAGCAGAATCCGCAGACGTCAGTCATCAAGCGGCTGGTGAAACGCGTACGGTGGACAGTAGTAGCAGGGGATGTAGTCCTCCATGACGATTGGTCTCCGTACACAGATTTTACCATTGTGCCGTACTTCCCGCACTTCCGTCGCGGGCGCACCATCGGCATAGCGGAGAACTTGCTTGGCTCACAAGAGCTGCTGAACAAGACCAGCAGTCAGGAGCTGCACGTCGTAAACACCACCGCCAATTCCGGGTACTACGTGAAGCGCAACGCGCTGTCGAATATGTCCGTAGCAGAACTGGAAGAGCGCGGCGCGCAGTCAGGTATCGTGATTGAGGTCGAAGAACTCAACATGATCCAGAAGATCCCGCCGAATCAGACGCCGACGGGGCTGGATCGCATCAGCTACAAGGCTGAGGAGCACATCAAGTCGATCTCGGGCGTGAGCGACTACATGACTGGGTTCGCACGCGAAGACGTGTCTGCCAAGTCAGTAAAAGCCAACCAGGCGGGCGGCAGCGCGAACCTCGCAGCGGTGCAGGACAGCCTGAACCGGACGGATTACATGCTCGCCCGCCGCGTGCTGTCGATCGTACAGAACTACTACACCGAAGAACGGCTGGTGTTGATTACGTCTGACCGCATGATGAACACGACAGACCGCATTCAGGTGAACCAGCAGACACCGGAAGGCAAGATCATCAACGACCTGACATTAGGTGAATATTCGGTCGTGGTGACAAACCAGCCTGACCGGGACACGTTCGAAGAGACGCAGTACGATCAGGTCATGCGGCTGAAAGAAGCGGGCGTCCCCGTCCCGCCGAAGTTTCTGGTTCAGTCCTCACGCCTGCGTGACAAGGCCGACATGATCCGCGCGATCGAGGGCGACAGCGAGTCGCCTGAAGCGCAGGAACGCGCAGCGCTGGAGAAGCGCATGCACGAAGCAGAAGTAGCGGACAAGGAGGCAGATGTTCAGCTGAAGCAGGCCAAGGCCAAGGCCGAGCTAGCCAAGGCTGACGCACCGCCAGAACAGACCGGCGGCATAACGCCCGAGGTACAGCTCAAGCAAGACGCGCTGGCGCTGGAGCGGTACAAGCTCGACAAAGAACTGGAGCTGAAGAAGTACGAGGTCGACCAGAAAACGAAGATTGAGAAGTACAAGGTCGATATGCAGTACCGGATAGCGGAGGAAGCTCACGAGCACGCTGAAGCGCCCAAGAAACTGGAGGCAGCGAAGCAGAACATGGCCGCGCTGGCGAACAGCATGTATCAGGACGACGTAGAGCCTGAGGCAGAACCAGAAGAAACCCCACAACCCCCACAACCTGAGAACGAGGTAGCAGACAATGATTGACCCTAACGCAGAGTTAGACCGCGGCGACGACCTGGACGACCTGGACGACCAGCTTTCCCTACTGGACGGCCTTGACGACGATTTGGAAGGGTTGGACGAAACGCTGGAAGGTGAGGACGAAACTGAGGAAGAGCGCCTCGCACGTGAGGAAGAAGAAGCCGCGCGCGAACGCGACAAGCGCGTTCGCATCCCGAAAGACCGCTTTGACGAAGCCGTGCGAAAAGAACGCGAACGCGCCGACGCGCTGCAGGCCGAAATTGACAACCTTAGACGCCCGCAGACCAAGCAGGACGCTATGCCGTCCATGGCCGACATCCAGGCGCACCTTGATACGCTCCAGGATCAGTACGAAGAACTGCTGATCGACGGCATGCGCGAAGATGCTCGCGAAGTGCGCAAGCAGATGACGCAGATCCAGAACTACGTACAGGATCAGAAACTGCAGCAAGCAGCAGTGCAGGCGCGCGAGGGCACGCTCGGCACGATCAAGTACGAAACTGCGCTGGCGCAGCTCGAATCGCGTTACCCGGAGATCAATCCGGACGGCGACGGGTTCGACGAAGCCGTAGCAGCCGAGGTTGCTGAGTTGACGAAGGCGTTCATGGCCGCCGGACAGTCCAATGTGCAGGCGATCCAGCGTGCAGCGCGGTATGTGCTCGGTGAAAAGACCACCACAGCGGTGGATACACCCGCAGCACGCACAACAGCCGCCCGCGCACGCAACGCCAGCGCGGCTCAGCGCCAGCCTGCGAACACCGCGCTTACTGGGCGGACGGCCTCCGATCGCTCGACCATTGACGTGACGCGTTTGAACCAGAAATCGTTCAGCAAACTGGACGAACAGGCGAAAAGCAAACTTCGTGGTGACGAATTGTAAAAAAGTGTTGACAAATCAACCCCGTGACCGTATTTTTCGGTCATGGGCGAGATTTACTCGCGGGGCCGGCCTCCTAATTGCCGTAATTTTTCGCTAGTGCCAGCGATACAGGTGCAGAAACGACGAATTACGAACCCAATTTTCAGGAGAGCCACATGGCACTTACCAATTTCAACTTACTGACTACCGAACAAAAAACCGTTTGGGCAATGGATTTCTGGAAACAAGCCAGAAACCACTCGTTCATCAACACTTTCCTCGGCGAAGGCCCTAACAGCCTCGTTCAGCACATCACGAGCCTGACGCAGTCTGAAAAAGGCGCTCGCGCAGTTATCACCTTGCTCGCCGATTTGACTGGCGACGGTGTAGCGGGTGACCGTACTCTGGAAGGCAACGAAGAAGCGCTGCGCACTTACGACCAAGTAATCCGCATCGACCAACTGCGTCACGCCAACCGTTCAACCGGACGTCTGGCCGACCAGAAGTCTGTGGTTGACTTCCGTAAGTTCTCTCGCGACACGCTGGCCTACTGGGTTGCAGACCGTATCGACCAGTTGGCGTTCTTGACGCTGGCAGGTTGGGCATACGACTACAACACCGACGGCACTGCACGCGTAGGTTCTGCGTTCACTCAGTTGGAGTTCGCAGCTGACGTAGCCGCACCGTCTACCAACCGTGTAGCTATGTGGGACGTGAGCGCATCTAACCCTCTGTTGACCGGCTCCGCTGTATCTGGCGCAGGCGGTACTTCAAACTTGGCAGCTGGCGACACCCCAACCTGGAACATGTTCCTTGAGCTGAAGCGCTATGCCAAAGAGACGTATATGCGCGGTGTTATGGCTGACGGCGAAGAAACGTATCACGCGTTCCTGACTCCAGCGGCTATGGCTAAGCTGAAGCAAGACGACAACTTCCGTCAGAACGTACGCCACTCTGCCGAACGCGGCGGTGCAAACCAGTTGTTTACTGGTGGTAGCGTGAAGATCGACGGCATCATCCTGCACGAGTTCCGCCACGTACCACACTGGTCTGCTGCTACAGCAGCCGTAACCGGTACAGAAGCGGTTGCAGGCTCTACCGTACTGTTCTGCGGCGCACAAGCGCTGGCAATGGCAGACATCGGTACGCCTGAGTGGGTCGAGAAAGATTTCGACTACGACAACCAGCACGGTATCTCCGCAGGTAAAATGCTCGGTTTCTTGAAACCGAAATTTACCAACCAATACATCAGTGGTTCGACTACTACCGAAGATTTCGGTGTAATCAACTGCTACGTTGCTAACTGAGGAGTTTGACCATGGCCGTACTTAAACCAATCGTCGCCTCTCAGGCGGTAAAACACGCAGAGTTCATCTTCAACTTCGATGACACTATGCTGGACGTAAACGCCGTAAGTAAGGACTTCAAAACTTACGGCGCCACCGTGACTTTCGACGCGATCAAGCTTCCTCCTAACAGCGTTATCGTTGGCGGAGCCATCACGGAAGAAACCGCGTATGCAGGTCCGACGGCAGCAACGTTGACCGTAGGTGACTCCAGCTCGACTTCTCGCTACGCGAGCATCGATCTGATGGGCACTTCAGGACGTACTTCACTGACATTGACGGGCTTTGTGAACACCACAGGCCTGCCGATTCGCCTCACGCTCGCCCCGACCGTCGCCAACGCGACTGCCGGCAAAGTGCGCGTGACAGTGATGTACATCCAGCAAGGTCAGAGCGACTTTGTTACGGGTTGATCGGAGCAACAAAGACTGACAAAATTGGCCCGCTAGCGGGCCAATTTTGTATCTACCCCACCCACACGAGGTTTCTATGCTTATTTTCGCTGACATGATTTCAAACCGTGACTTTTGCCTGCGCATTGCCGGGCCACATTCGTATGGAATAAAAGCAGGCGTGCCTATCCGCCTCCCGTCTACACATTTCAAAACCGCGCTTGCCGCCGGCATGCAGTTCGTAGGCGCTGACGCTGCTGCGCAGACAGAAGAAGTAGTTGCCCCCAAAGCCGCAGTAGAGATGCCCGCGTGGGAAATGGAAGACGCCATCAAGAAAGTGTTCGCTACCGTGGTAGCACGCAACGACGCTGAAGATTTCACCGCTACTGGCGCACCAAAAGCCGCGGTTATCTCTGTAGCCCTGGGCACAAAAGTAGGCCAAAAACTGGTGACTGATTTGTGGAACGCGAGCAAAGCAGTTGATACGGAATTCGGCGCGTGAACCCAGTAAACCTACTGCAGGCGTTTCGGAACGAGGTCAGAGATACTGAAGAGGATTATCTCTGGTCTGACGCCGAAGTTTACCAGTACATGAACTGGGCGCAGATAGAGTTTTGCCGCCGTACTGGCGGCATAGCGGATTCAGTGAGCCCGCAGTTTCGCATAGAGTTGACAGAAGGGATGCCGTATTACGCGCTGCCCGAAACGATATTGAAGATACGCACTGCGCTTATGGAGTCTGATGGGCGCGAACTCCTGCTGATGAACGAAGAGAACGTGTACGCCGCTGGACGCACTCTCGCCGAGCCTGCGGGTAAGATCGACACGCTGATCGTAGGGCTGGAGCAGGATTACATTCGCACGTTGACGCTCCCCAGCACAGCGGACGTTGGCGACCATATCCGACTAATCGTATATCGCTTGCCGCTCACAGAAATCAGTTCTGACGGCGAAGGCGCGCTGGAGATCCAGGCGCACCATCACCCGCACTTGTTGCTCGGTATGTGCGCGTTCGCCCACCGCAAGCAGGACGCGGAAACCTTCAATAAATCGCGCGCAGAAGATTATGCGCAGCAGTTTGAAGTCTATTGTTCACGTAGCCGGGCAGAGCGGGAACGCCGCGAGCACCGACCACGTGTTGTCACCTACTACGACGTCTGAGGTATCGCATGCAGGACTTTCAAATTGTAGAACCATCTGACATAGGCCTCCCGATTCCGGTAGGGTTAGCGGCGACGTACACCTACTCCAGCGGGAACATGACGACGGCCACAGTGAGCTACAAGGGCTACACGTTCGTCAAGACGTTCACGTGGTCAGGTAACGACATGCTCACAGAGAGCTTGTGGGTCAAGACGTAATACGATGTTGACCCTCAAAGCGGTGGTGTTGGTATCCGCAGTGGCCTTGGTGTCGTATTTATTGTGGAACGGGTGACATGGCGACGATCGTAAAGCATGACAACTGGGGCTTTGGTGCGAACAACCGCGCCGACGCCGCTGCGTTGCCTGTTGGACGGAATCGCGCAAACGTCGGACAACGGGCGATTCGCGAGGGGGTCAACGTTGACCTCCTGGAGAGCGGCGCGTTCGACTCGCGGATAGGGTTCGAGCGCGTGGCGCCAGCAGCATCAGCGCGGTGCGCAGTGGCAGGGCCACAGAGCCTGTTCTATCTGGACGGCACTTTTCTACTAGCACGGGCGGCAGACGACAACGCATTTACACAGGCAGGTGCCGTAGCGTTCGCCGGAACGACGATGGTCGGCACCGTGTTCAACAGCGAGCTTTTTCTCAGTGTATCCGACGGGCAGATGCTGCGCGGCGTAGAGACAACACTGCGGCGTTGGGGCGTTCCGACAACACACGCCCCACTAACAGCCACGCTAGTTAGCGGCGGGGCCCTTTTGCCAGGTACATACCAGTACGCTTACACGCTCGTGAACGCGTGGGGTGAAGAAGGCGCGACGCACTTCATCGGCCGCATAACGACAGACGAGACGTACAGGGCGTTTACGCTTTCGGATTACCCCGGCATACCGGCCGGGTACCGAGTACGCACTTACGTGTCCACGGTTAACGGTTCTACCCTGTATCTGCAGAGTGAGCTGACACCTGAGTACAGTGTGGTGTCAGGGGCCAATCCCGCGTACATCGAAGACGCGCGAATTCTCCTCCACTTCGATTCCACTGACCTGTCAAGCGTAGAGTGGGACGAGGCGCAGACTATAAGCTGGGCAAGTGACGACCCTCCGGCGCTGACAACCGGCGTGTTCGACCAAGGACTGGCTATTGGTCCAACCTCGATATACTCGCTCTCCGATAGTCTAGTGGTACCCGGCGATAGTCTCGGTTCGTTTCAACTTACGTTTCGGCTGCAGCTGGCGGACACAGGGCTGTCCACTACCATCTTAAACGCGTTCGGGACGAGCAACGGGGCGGTTTCGCTCCGGTATGATCCGGAAGCGGGCAAATTACTTTTTTTCGCCGCCGATATTACGGGCAGTTTTACAGGCGGAGCGCTGCTGGAAGCAGACGTGTTGGCGTTCCCGCCCGATCGACCGGTGTTTGTCGACATAGGACAGGTCGGCGACGCGGGGTGGATGTATGTAGGCGGTATATTGCAGACTACTTACTCCGCACAATTCGCGCAGATCGCGTTTGATTGGGGCGAGGGCATGTCGATAGGGTACGCGGCGTCGGCCCAAGGGAACGTGCTCGACGAACTCGTGCTCCGTATCGGCGGCGCATACACGCCGTACGGTATGAACTACCCGACTACACCGTTTACACTATCCGCTGCCACTGCGCCGACGTTGTCTGACGGCGTTATATCTGAGCAATTTATTAACACGGCGTACGACGATACTCTTGAGCTGGAGACGTTTGCTATGCAGGAGCCTATGGCCGGCAAACTTATTGCTAACTACAACGGTGTAATCGCGCTGGCAGACGGGGATACGTTGTGGTTCACTGCGCCGTTTCGCCCACACCTGATTCGCCCAGAGTCCACGTACTTTCGCTTCGAGAGCGGCATAACGAACCTGGTACCGGTAGACGGCGGACTGTACGTAACCACGTACAACAACGTGTTCTTCCTGAAGAACATGGAGACTGATACGCCCGATATGCGGAACGTATTTACTATTGGTGCAGTTTACGGCTCTGCGTGTATAATCGCTCCAGACAAAGTGGCCTGGATGACTGCCTACGGGCAAGCGTTCGGCGATGACCAGGGGCAAGTAACGCTGCCCCATCAGACCACGTATGCGCCCATAGCGATGGATAAAGCGGCAGCGATTATGATTACGCACAACGGGAACGACATAGTAGTAACCGCCCCGACTTCCGGGGAAAAAACGCAGTTAGCCGCAGACGACTTCACCGACGCGGCAGTAACACTAGCAGTGGTAAGGCCGGGGCCTTCCCCCGACACAGTTGGTTTTGGCGCAACGTTCGACGCAGAGGTGATTTAATGAACAAAGGAATCTTACCGGGGTTTGTTTACACCTCCGAAATTCTGGATCGCGACGGAAACGTTCTGTCGAAGCAGGAGACGAAAAACATCATCCCTCTGGAAGGCTTGCAGTTTGTAGCGAGCCTAATGCTGGGCAGCGGCGCTGTACCGACATCAGACTGGTATGTAGGCGTACTGAACACCGGCTTGTCTGTGACAGAAAATACGACGCTGCAGAACGTTACGTCCTACGAGAATGCGGACTACACAACCACCTCTAACGCACGACTTGCTTGGGACTTCACTTATGACGGCGCGTCGACAATCACTAACGCGGTCGCACGAGCGGAGTTCGTGTTCACCAGCGCGCGGACAATTTACGGCGCGTTCTTGACAAACACCGTGTTGCGCGGAGCCTATGCCGGCGGCGTTTTGCTGAGTGTAGCTAACTTCTCTACTGCTCAGACAATTCCGTCTGGCGGCGGCACACTCCGCTGCACAGCGGGCATAATCCTAGCGTCAACTTGAGGACATCGATATGGGTTTAAGACTTTCAACGGCTATGCGTAACGCCCTCCTTGAGTCAGGGTCGTTCATAGACACAATCAACAACACCGCAGCGGCTACGAATACGTCCGGATCCAAACTGGTCATCTTTCGCGGGTCTGTGCCGGCATCAGCCGACGACGCGGTTGCCTCCACTGATGTACTCGTCGTAATCGAGAACCACGTCGGTTCCACGAACTACAACCTGAACTTCGGCGCAGCCTCTGGCGGCGTTATAGCGAAGAATGCAGACACGTGGAGCGGCACCATCGCTACCGCCGGTACCGCTACGTTCTTTCGCATGATTACTGCTGCAGACAACGGCTACGACGCTGATCCGGGGCACATCTACCCCCGCTTGCAGGGCGAGATCTCCGCAGACGGTACTGCCGTAGGCACGCTGTCAAACACGTCGCTGACTTCGGGTACACAGATCATCGAGTATTTCTACCTGTCATTACCGACTGAATAACAACAACAGGAGGCTGCGTGAGCGCATTAAACCGCCTTACAAAAGCGTTTACGCAGACCTTCGTCCCGCCCTCTACCACCGTTAGCAGGCGGGCGACTACCGTATCGCTCGTCGAAGCCGATTGGAACGGGTACGCGTCCGTACGCGCGTACGCCGAAGCCACGTTTGGCGCCGCGAACATAATCAACATAATCAGCACGTCCTACTCTACGACAACGACAACGGCCGCGTATTTACCGGGCGTGTTTCTACCGTCGGGGTACAGGTTCATCGGCGTGCAGAACGGGTACAACGTGTATGCGCTCCCTGGGGGCAGTCAGGCGATATTCGTCCCGCTCGGGAAGTACGTGTTTCTGAAGCCGCCCGAGTCTCTGAGCACTACGATCAATGTACCTAACGCAACCTATCGGTCAGGCACGCAGCGGATAGACTTCCCGATCGTGGAGTACCACAATGAGGCGGTCGTCACGTACTGGGCGCCGGTGTATCTACAGAACCCCGGGTATTTTGCGCAAACCAACAATCCAGGCTGGAACGCAGGCGCACGCAGTGTCGACGTGATGTCAGCGGACGGGTATTTCGAGCTGGAGTACGGTACAGGCGCGCAACACCTGATACTCGGACTGACACCTGAAGCAGTAGCGGGCACTTCCACGTCCCCGGTAGACACGACACACGCGTTTTACGTGTCGGCCTCGACCATCAAGGTCATGGAAGAAGGTGAGATTGTCGCGGACTCCGGTATTGCGCGAACGGACGCTGTGCGGTTACGTATTATGCGGCAGTCAGGCACAGTCATATACGCGGTGTACTCGAAAGCCACCAACGTGTTGTTGTGGAAGCACGTCTCCACTGTCGCATCGACGGGCAACGTCTACTTCGACACATCGATTTATTTGTCCGGTAACTACGTCGAACTGCCGGCGTTCGTGTCCGCGGCCGAGGA